AGAAATTAAATAGTTAGGAGGATAATTATATGAATTTAGTCGTTTTAAAAGGAAGATTAGCAAGAGATATTAATTTACATTTTAGCAACCAAGGAACAGCTTATACAAATTTTACTGTCGCAGTAAACAGATATAGTAAAGATAATAATGCTAGTGCAGATTTTATATACTGCACAGCATTTGGAAAGACAGCACAATTTATAGCTGAATACTTTAGAAAAGGACAAGAGATTTTGTTAAGAGGGAATATAAAAACAGAAACTTTAGAAAAAGAAGGATCTAAAGTTTATAAACAAAGTGTATTTGTGGAAACAGTGGAATTTGTAGGAAGTAAAAAAGAAAATGTAGAAAATACAGAAACTAAGGAAGAGTCACAAGATAATGAAGAGTTTCCTTGGTAATAGATAGGGGGATAAAAGAATGTTTAATGTTAGAGAATTTATAGATAATAATGTAAGCAAATTTGTTTTTTCTAAGAAAAATGATGTTGTTGTAGAAAGTGTTCTATATAAATATGGTAGTTATGGTGAAAGAACCGTAATATGTTGCAGCACTCAATGTGGTTGTCCTGTTGCTTGTACTTTTTGTGGTACAGGTAATAATTTCATAAGAAATTTAACTGTTGATGAAATTCTATATCAAATAGATTATGTAATAAAAGAAAAAGTTTTAAAAGAAATTGAAACTACTCAAAAAATAAAAAAATTTCAAATAATGTTTATGTCAATGGGGGAGCCAATGTTTAACTTCTCTAATATCAAAGAAGCTATAAAAGAATTGAATAAAAAGTATCCAAATGCACAACTTTTATTGTCAACAGTTGGATTAAAAAATAATAATACTTTAAATGAAATCTTAGAAATATCAAAAAAAATAAAAAATGTAGGCTTACAATTTTCAATACATCAAGCAGATGAAGAAAAAAGAAATAAACTTATCCCATATAAAAATAAAATGAATTTAAGAGAAATTAGAGATTATGGAATTATATGGAGTAATGAAACAAATAGACCAGTATTTTTAAATTACTGCATAGATGGTAATAATACAGGTTTAGAAGAAATAAATAGATTAAAAGATTTATTTCCAGCAAAATATTTTTATTTAACATTTTCAGTAATATGTAATATTGATAAAGAAAATAAGTTAAAATCTGAATTTAGAGATTTAGAATTTATAAATAAAATTGCTAATGATTTTTTAAAAGATGGTTACAATGTTAGAGTTTTTGATCCTAGTGGACAAGATACAATTGGTGGTGGATGTGGACAACTTTGGTTTGTTCAAGATTTTTTAAAAAATAAAAGATAGGAGTAAACAAAAATGAATAAGTTTGGATACAGCAGGGATACTCAAAAACTAATATATGCAATATTTGGAGAAATATCTAATTTCTTTACAGGACAAGAAGCAGGAAGCATTCCATATAAATTAGATTTAGAGAAAACTAAAAGACAAATAAAAGAAAGATTTTTGGAAGAATATGATTTAAAACCTTTAAAATCTCCACTTACAGATTTTTCTAATTTTCTAAAAGAAAATAAATATAAAACTATAAAAGAAGCTGAAACAGAATTAAAAAATATCTTTGTAAATTCTCTGCAAAGTTCATTAATAGAAAATAAAACTTTTAGTTTAGCTTTACCCTGCTTATCTCAACATCAAGCAAATGATTTTGTAAGTTGGTTGATAGAAATATGTATTCATTATGGAGTACCTTTAAAAACAGATATTAGAGATACAATGGCAGATAATTATGAAAAGGCTTTTAACTATGTATGTCTTAAAAATAAAGTTTGTGCTATCTGTGGTAAACCTGGAGAACTTGAACATTATGATAATGTTGCAAGGATAGGAGGCTATAAGTTTGATGATGGGAGAGAACTTAGATATATGTGCTTGTGCAGAGACCATCACACTGAAAGTCATGCAATAGGAAAAATAGAATTTAGTAAAAAATATCATATAGCAGGAATATTTTTAAGTGACAGGCAAATAAAAGAGTTAAAGAAAGTGTATACTAATCACTTTCAAGCTTTTAAGGAGAAAGAATAATGACTAAAACAAAGCAACAAAAATTATTTCAAGAAAACTATAAAAGTAATAGAGAAAATAATTGTTTTTATAGTGAGTTTAATAGTGAAACTTTGCTAATAAGTAAAATTTGGGAATTTAACAGAAATATTTTATCACAATGGGCAGATGTTGACTTACTTATAGGCATAAATAAAAATACAACAAATATGAAAATGAAAAAAGGACTAACAACAATAGCTAAAAATTTAAGAGAAATAGCTGAAAAATTAGAAAATGCTACAAAAAAAGAATTTATAGACATTCAGGAAATGGAGTAAGTTAAGAAATATACGACTATTTCCAAAATTGAAACAGTCGTAAAAATCTAAAGTTGAACATTTTGCTGACGTCGGGAGGATGTTCAAAGTATGGAAAATAGGAGGATAAAATGATTGAAATATTAAATAAAAATAGCAAAGAAAAAGAAAAAATTAATTATAGACAATTAGGTAACTTTTGTAATAGTTGTGGTAGTAAAATTGAAAGTAATCTTTTATTAATAAGACAAGATAGTGGAAATAGTGGAACTATAATAAGTTTATGTGATAAATGCTTACAAGAACTAAAAAAGAAGATAGAAGCTTTGGAGGGTGAAAATGTGGAGAGATAAAGAAAGTAAAAAGATAGTTTATTTAGAAAAAGTTGAATTTTGTCTTATAGATAAAAATGGAAATATTAAAAAAGTTTTTAGAGAAGAAAAATTTTATAATTGTGAAACTTGGCTATATGGAAAAGAAATGACACTAGATGAATTGAAAAGAATTGCAGAATGGGTGGAAGATGACTAAAAAAATTCTTGATGTATGTTGTGGAAGTAAGATGTTTTGGTTTCAGAAAAGCAGAGATGATACAGTATATATGGATAATAGAGAGCTTGAAGATATGTTATGTGATGGAAGAAAGCTAGAAATAAAGCCAGACATAGTTGCAGATTTTAGGAGTATCCCTTTTTCAGATAATAGTTTTAAGTTAGTAGTATTTGATCCTCCACATTTAGTAAGAGTTGGAGAGAAAAGTTGGTTGGCTAAAAAGTATGGCCATCTTGGTAGTAACTGGAAAGAGGAACAGATTAAATTATCAGAAATATTAAAGCTAACAGATATTAAACCTTTATTTGGAAACAAGAGAGCTAAAACACATTGGTTGGTATTTATAAAGGAGTGAAAATGGAGATTGATTTTAATAAATTAGCAAACTATAAATCTTTGGCTTATGGAGCTCCTAATATGGCTCAGTTAGGAAAAGTTAAAGAGGAGTACAAAGAGTTATTAGATGAGGTTGTAAAAAAAGATAGTTTTAGTTATATAAAAAATAGAGATAATTTTATAGCTGAGGGCTTAGACTTAATAACTGCTACTGTAAATTTACTTTTAATGGTTGGATTGAGTGAGCAAGATTTTGAGAAGCATATAAACAAGCTAGAATATTATAAAAATGTGAAATATAAAGATAAGTAAGGAGTGGAATTAATATGAGTATGACAGTAGATGTAAAAAATTATAATAAAAAAGACATAGATGACTTTATAAAAAAATATCCAAATTCAAAAGAATGTTTTGAGAAGTGTGGAGCATTTTTAGGAGAGTATTATTTTATAATGTATAATGAATTTCAAGGCGATGAAAATCCTTATACACAATTACTTAATTTATTAAAAATAGCTGAAGCAAAAGAAAAAAATATTGATTTAGATGATGATGACAATTTTTATGACTATGATTCTGAAATGGTTGAAGCTTTTGGAAATATTGAAGGTTTTTATAAAATACCTAGTTGGGTTAATGAAGTGTAAGGAGGAATTAATGGAAGAATTAACATATAATGCAAAGGAAGTAATGGAGCTTTTAAGATGTTCTAGGGCAACTGCTTATAGAGTAATAGACAAGATGAATAAAATACATTGTAAAAAAAATAAGCTAGATATGAAAGCTCTTTCAAGTGGGAAAATTAGTAAAAAACTTTTCCACGAATACTATCCAAGCAATTAAAGATGTTTACAAAAATTAAAAGGGGGAGTAATATTATATAAACTCCCTCTTTTTTTTAAAGGAGGATAAAATGAAAAATGAAAACGGATCAGGCAGTGTATATAAACTTTCAGGAAAAAGGAGGAAATGCTGGGTAGCTAGAGTTACAATAGGCTTTGAAAATGGAAAGCAAAAAAGAAAAATTATAGGAACATATGAAACTAGAAAAGAAGCACAGACAGAATTGTTAGGATATTTGAATAATCCAACTCTTTATAGTGGTAAGACTTTTAAAGATGTAAAAGATTTATGGTATAAAGGATATTCTAAAACAGTATCTAGTGTTACTTTAAAAAACTTAAATTTTCAGTTGAAAAAATTAGATGTGTTTGATGAGGTTAAAATAAAAGAGTTAAAATTATATACATTACAAAAGTTTTTTGATGATATGAATAATTCTTATGGAACAAAGTCTTTTGTTAGGAGCATTTTTAATATGATATTTGAATTTGCTTTAAAAAATGAATTTATAGAAACTAATCGTATAAAATTTATTGAACTTGGAAAAAATAAAAAAGTAATTAAGAGAAAAATTTTTACAACTGATGAAATAAAAATACTATTTGATAACTTAGATTCTGATAATAGATTCGTAAAAAAGATGACTTATGGCACTTTAATTTTGATTTATACAGGGCTTAGAATTAGCGAATTTATAAATTTAAAAACTAAAGATGTTGATTTAGATAAGAATGTAATCTATATTAGAAAAAGTAAAACATTATCAGGAGTTAGGAAAATTCCAATTTCTCAAAAAGTTATACAATTATTTAAAGACAATATAGACTATTCTAAAGAATATTTTTTCTTTAATAACAAAGGTAACAAATATATTTATTTTAATTTTTCAACACAGTTTAATCAAATGTTAGAGCTGCTAGAATTACAGAAGCATACAATACACGATACAAGGCATACGTTTGCTACATTGCTAAATAATGCTAATGCTAATAGTACATCTATAATAAAACTTATAGGACATACAGATTTTAAAACCACAGAAGAAATTTATACACATAAAGATATTGAAGAACTTAGAAAAGCAGTTAATTTATTAAATTAAATTTTGTTGGCTACTTGTTGGCTACTGATGTAAGAATTATGATAAAAATAAGAATTAAAAGAAAATTAAGAAAACTATAAAAATTATTTTTTTCTAATTTAATATATATTAAGAAGTTAAAAAAAATTAGATAGAAACATAATCCNAAATAGAAAAATCTAAATTAAATATTGAGGTTTCTCCTTGTGATGACGATCCTAGAAAAATAGCTTTAGTCGCAAACATTCCTATTATAAAAGCAGGAAATAGAAAATAAAATAAATTTTTACTAAAAAGAGAATTTTTTAAGATTATATTCTTGAGAAATTCTCTTTTATATTATGTAATTTTATGTTAAAATTTAAAGATATTTAGGAATGGAGAAAATTTATGAAAAAAATTTATATAGCTCCTATAGCGGGAGTGACAGACTATACATTTAGAGGTATACTTGAAGATTTTAACCCTGATTTAATTTTTACAGAAATGGTGAGTGTAAATGCACTTTCAGTTTTAAATGATAAAACTATTTCGAAAATATTAAAACTAAGAGATGGAAATGCAGTACAAATTTTTGGTGAAGATATTGAAAAAATAAAATCAAGTGCACAGTATATACAAAATTTAGGAGTGAAACATATTAACTTAAACTGTGGTTGCCCTATGAAAAAAATAGTAAATTGTGGTTATGGAGCAGCACTGGTTAGAGAGCCTGAAAAAATAAAAAGAATATTATCGGAAATTAAATCAGTTTTAAATGATGATGTTAAGCTTTCTGTAAAAATTAGAATAGGCTATAAAGAGCCTGAGAATTATGTTCAAATTGGAAAGATAGCAGAAGAAGTAGGTTGTGACCATATAACTGTACATGGAAGAACAAGAGAACAACTTTATTCAGGAAAGGCTGATTGGGCTTATATAAAGGAAGTTAAAGACAATGTATCTATACCAGTTATGGGAAATGGAGATATATTTACAGCTGAAGATGCTCTAGAAAAGATTTCTTATTCAAATGTTGATGGAGTGATGCTTGC